AGGATATTTAGCTCTGCGGTAGTTGCGGTCACGCCGTCAAGGATATTTAGTTCGGCTGCAGTTGAGGTAATGTCGCTTATTTGAGAAGTTGTGATACTTATTGCAGTCTGGTCAATACCCACTGTGCTCGTGCCGGAATTATAGGTCACCGGAGAGGTCGCTGCCACAACTCCCTCAATGCCACCATACCCTAACGACGTCCAGGCAGTCGATCCATCGCCGAGCTTAAACTTGGCTGTGTCAGTCTCAACGCCAAGCTCAGCAACCGCAAGGGTCGGGTTTGCAGCGGTCCACTCAGAGGCGGTTCCCCGCCTAAGTTGAATGTTAATTGCCATTACACGCCTCCAGCGTCAATCGATGTTATTCCAGTATACACTGAGGATGGCGTTCCACCATCAATGTTTGCTACTGCAGGCCCAGCTGCGCCAGTAGGGCCGTCTTCACCTTGCAGCCCCTGGTCACCTGCGGCACCCTTGAAGTTGGTAGCCGCTTCGACCCAGTAAGAGTCATAGTAAATAAAGAATCTTGCATTTGTACTGTTGAACCAGCCATCTCCAGCTTCTGGGTCAGAAGGTGCCGTGTCTGAAGTGGTGAAGCTACCCTGTGGTCCGGTTGGCCCCAGCATCACAGAGACTGCTTCTACCCAAAAGTTGTCATAGTAGATATAAAGAATGCCCTCATCAGAATCCCACCAAAGGGTGTTCGGCTCAGCGCCGGAGGGGGGTGTATCCCCAACCTCAACGGAAGCTCCACCTGAAGCATAGCTAAGTAGATTCCATGCCGTTGAGCCATCACCAATTTTTAACTTGTTGCTGTCTGACTCAAAGCCGGCTTCTCCAGCTGAGAGCACGGGGTTGTCGGAGCTCCACTGCGAAGCTGTGCTTCTACGAAGCTCTATTGAAGATTTAGGTACCGCAGAGGTCCCACCATCTACGACTAGAGCATCGTAATCTAACCCAATCTCATTTTCCACATAAGTAATAGGAGAGGCTGCGGTTATGGATCCTATATTGCCCTGTGCACCTGTTGCACCTGTTGGCCCGATTGACCCGGTCGGCCCAGTCACAACAGAGTCAGCACCGGTTGGACCGGTCGGACCTAGGTCTCCCTGAGCACCGGTCGGACCAGTAACAAGACTGTCAGCACCGGTCAAACCAGTTGCACCGGTTGGACCAGTAACAGAGCTATCAGCACCGGTTGGACCTGTTGGACCAGTTACAAGTGAATCTGCACCTGTTGGTCCAGTAACAAGACTGTCAGCACCGGTTGGACCGGTCGGACCGGTAACAAGTGAGTCAGCACCTGTTGGACCGGTTACAAGAGAGTCAGCACCGGTTGGACCGGTTGGACCAGTTACAAGTGAATCTGCACCGGCTTCACCGGTTGCTCCGGTTGGTCCGGTTAGCCCCTGAGACCCTGTTGACCCGGTTGGACCAGTTGGCCCGGCATCGCCGTTGGAAGTTTGAATCCAATAGGAATCGTAGTAAACGTATAGTCTTAGAGTTACGGAATCTACCCATAGATCCCCCTCTAAAGGCTCGGAAGGAGCGGTTTCCGAAACTGTTACGTTTCCGCTACCGCCTCCACCTTCGATAACATTCCAGAGAGACCCGTCGTGGACATATATTTTTGCATCATCAGATTTATAGAAAAGATTTCCAGCTACACCTGCCGGAGGTAGGCTCGACCCACTCGGCAACCCAACCGGGGTTAAAAATCTCTTTGCCATTATCTAACCGTTCCCTGTTTGAAGACTACTAGCCTACAATAACTACTTGGTATGAGTCAGCTGCGAGAGTTGAATTCTCTACCCACGACAGTGTTACTGTATTCACATCTGTGCGCGCTATATCTACCTCTACAGTTTCTCCAGTCGAAAGATCGAAGAGCTGAACTAGAACCATTTTAGTACCTAGTGCATGCGCTACTGCCCATGTGACCGCACCGCTTGATGGCACTAGCTCTGAGTTAGCGAGCGTAACCTTAGTAGTTGCACCTATGTTAGCACGAGCGTCTACTGCAGTTGAAGCTCCAGTACCTCCATGAGCAACAGCAATGTCAGTTGCTTCCCAGGTACCAGTGGCAACAGTACCAATAGTGGTAATGGATGCCTGTCCAACGTAAGTAGACGAGATGTCTATAGCATCAGAGGTCACTGCGATTCTGTCTGCAGTGCCTACAGCATCAAGTGTGTTGCCTGTTTTTGTGAGACCAGAGCCGGCTATGATCTGCCCAGCTCCTGAGAACTGAGTAAATTCTAAATCATCTGTTCCAATTGTTAGTGGGTTATCTGAACTCAGTACGAATCCGGCATCGCCATTGGCAGTACCTTCTTCAACGAAGAAGAAAGTTCCTGCGTTTAGCTCAGCAGGCTCGTCAGCATCAGTAGACCTACTAAACACGTTGCCTGAAAGTGCGTAGACATAAATGCCGTTCTCTGCAGGGTCTGTTTGAGTCTTTAGAAGTACGCGGTCACCATCAGCAAGTGTAACGCCATCAAGAGCCGTGGTGGCTACTGAACCAGTGCGATCAACATTACCGTCAGCAGCTGAGGAGGCAGCTCGTACGGACTGCTTTACATCAAGCCCAGAGCGTGCTGCGTCTACATATGCCTTGTTTGCTGCGTCTGTGTCTGCAGTTGGGGTCGCTACGTTTGTTATCTTGTTGCCGTTTAGCGAGAAATCTGCGGTTGGAACTGCTAGATTGTTTACGGTATTGACGTCGAGTATTACCGTACCGGAGGCATCGGGGAGAGTTACCGTACGGTCGGCTGTTGGGTCTGTGACAGTAAGAGTAGTCTCATTGTCATCAGGGGTAGCACCTTCAAAGACTACCGAAGTAGGCACTGTAACAGTTCCAGTGAAGACTGGGTTGTCAACGGGCGCCTTAGTGTCTATCTGATCTTGAACGGAAGAAGTAACTCCATCTAGATGATTGAGCTCCGCTGTGGTGGCGGTAATGCCATCTAGAACATTAAGCTCCGCTGTGGTAGCGGTAATGCCATCAAGAGTATTTATCTCAGCGGCATTAGCGGTCACACCGTTTAGGCCGACTGCCTCCCAGAGCGTGCCATTGTATACACGCATTTCGTTAGACTGAGTGTTGTAGTAAACCTGACCTTCAACGCCTCCGGCCGGGTCAGTTGCTAGATTTTGAATCCTAGCATTCTGAAGCTCATTTTTATTGAGGTTCAGGCTTGTTAAAAATTCGCGAGCCATTTTTTCTTTCTTTCTATGATAGGTAGGCTTTACCAGCTATTGAGCTGGAAAAGGCAATTGTCAGGGATGTTTTATTGATGTGGGCGACTGAGCCTTCTACCATAGAGTTTCCGCTATCGAATACGGTAACGCTGGGATAGAAGTTTAGATCATGCAGGACCGTCCAAGAGGAAGAGGACGCCAGCTGTGTGTGTGCATATGACACTAAGCCTGGTATATCCTCATCTTGTACTGACCCCGCTCCAGCGGGCCCCTGAGGGCCTGGCGCGGACACTATAATCTGACGGACATACTTACCTGTAGCTATTTTGCTTGGGACATCACCAGCCATTATCGAGTTACCTCCGGTCTGACGACAAAGTTACCGTATAGAAGTTTGTAGGCATATATGTGGTCAGGCCCAATAAGCTCGAGATCGTAGGCATACTGTCCCTCAAAAACCGTGGTCATAACTTCGTCCGTAATGTAGACCGTAATAGTGCCGTCAGTCTCTCCAAGTGTGATCCCGCCATTCTCTGTTGTTAGATTTAAAACTACTGTTGTACTTGTAACGGTAGGCCTAACTTGCATTCTGCCTTGATACCCGTTAAGAAGAATCGGCTTCTTAGCTGGGTCTCTCCAGATAATCGTGCGCGACAAAGTTGAACCTTGGTCGGCCACGATATTATAAAGACCGGCTGGAGCGCTCATTTTGACTCTTTTCGGCGAGGGTACAGTCCCTATTATTTTACCTCATTTAAACTTTGCCAAGAAGAGAGGTATACTTATGAGTATGTCATCCGTTTTAGAGGACTTGAAATTAGATTTTAGGGACACTGAAGAAGAGGGTCCCAAGGTCGCTCACTACGCCGAATCTGCATCCGTAACCGAAGGATATGTCCTAGGAACGCCAGTTACAGCCATTTGTGGTAAAATTTTTATACCTTCTAGGGACCCAGACAGGCTTCCGCTATGTTCGACTTGCAAAGAGATAGCTAAAGCACTATTCTTAATTTAAGATCAAAAATCGACCCCTAGATTTTGTCTTATACTAGAGTTCCACCTCCTGACGGAATCCTCTTTTTGGATATTAAACCACTGGTTTAACGTCAGGATTTGGCATCTCTACCGACTGAAAGGCGCCTTAAATGGTCACTGTATACACTCTCCCGTCATGCGTTCAATGTGACAGCACTAAGAGAGTCTTAACTAGACACGGTATTGAGTTCGAAACAATTGATCTTAGTAAGGACGAAGCAGCTATGGCTCTTGTAAAAGAGCTGGGCTACAATGCTGCTCCTGTTGTTGTTGCAGGCGAGGACCACTGGAGTGGTTTTCGCTTGGATAAAATCTCTGCACTTGCGTAGACATGCATCATATAGTTTATTTCTCTAATGTTTCCAACAACACACACAGGTTTGTTGAAAAATTAGGCGTCTCGGCCCAGCGGATTCCGGTCCGTTGGGAAGGCGAAGAGCCATTTATGGCTTATGGAGAGTATGTTCTTTTTCTCCCTACTTACGGTGGGGGGAATGACGAGCATAGTGTTCCAAAACAGGTCAAGAGTTTTCTAAACATCAAGACCAATAGAGACTTGCTTCGCGGTGTTGTCGGATTCGGCAATACTAATTTTGGTGACCACTTTTGTGGTGCAGCCGAGATGATTTCAGCAAAAACTGGTGTACCTTTGCTGTATCGCGTAGAAATTATGGGTACACCGTACGACGTAGAACAAGTAAACGAGAGGTTAAACCAACTGTGGACAACTACAGCTATCACGAATTAAATGCAATGCTCAACCTGTACGGCCCTGACGGGGAGATTCAGTTTGACAAAGACAAGGCAGCAGCTCGCGCTTACTTCTTAGACAACATCAACCAGAACACCGTATTTTTTCACTCACTAGAGGAGAAACTCGACTACCTGGTTGAAAATGACTATTATGACATCGAGCTTCTAAATAAATACTCGGAAGAAGAGGTTAAAGACCTGTTCAAGCAGGCATACGCCTACAAGTTCCGCTTCGAGTCATTCCTCGGTGCCTACAAGTTCTATACTCAGTACGCACTAAAGACTTTTGATGGCGAACGCTACCTAGAGCGCTTTGAAGACCGCGTTGTGATGAACGCCCTTATGCTGGGACAAGGCGATGCCGATCTAGCTAAGGATTTGGTTGAGGAAATTATTTCTGGACGCTTCCAGCCAGCTACACCAACCTTTCTGAACTCAGGCAAGAAGCAGCGTGGAGAGTATGTATCCTGCTTCCTTCTTCGAATTGAAGACAATATGGAGTCGATTGCTCGTGCCGTTAACTCCTCACTGCAGCTCTCAAAGCGTGGCGGTGGAGTTGCGCTAAACCTCTCCAACCTCCGGGAGCAGGGGGCTCCGATCAAGAAAATCCAAAATCAGTCCTCTGGAGTCATCCCGGTAATGAAGATGCTTGAAGATGCATTCTCCTATGCAAACCAGCTCGGTGCTCGTCAGGGCGCTGGTGCGGTTTACCTAAACGCTCACCACCCAGATATTATGAGATTCTTAGACACAAAGAAAGAGAATGCCGATGAGAAGACTCGAATCAAGACTCTCTCGATCGGTGTGGTTATTCCTGACATCACGCTTGAACTAGCTAAAAATGGCGATGATATGTACCTATTCTCACCTTATGACGTTGAGCGCATCTACGGAGTGCCGTTTGGAGACATCTCAGTTACTGAGAAGTACCAGGAAATGGTTGACAATGCCGAGATAAAGAAAACTAAGGTCTCAGCACGCGAGCTATTCCAGCGCATTGCAGAGCTACAGTTTGAATCCGGTTACCCATACATCATGTACGAAGACACAGTGAACAAGGCAAATCCTGTAGAGGGCCGCATTAATATGTCGAATTTGTGCTCCGAAATCCTGCAGGTGAATACGCCTACTACGTACAACAATGACCTTAGCTACAAGGACATTGGCAAGGATATTTCTTGCAATCTAGGTTCTCTAAACATTGCTAAGGCAATGATGTCGCCTGACTTTGAGAAAACTGTTAGCACCGCTATCAAAGCCCTCACGGCAGTGGCGGACATGAGTTACATCGACTCTGTGATGTCTATCGCCGAAGGCAATAAGAAGTCACGTGCAATCGGACTCGGTCAGATGAACCTTCACGGTTACTTCGGTAAAGAGAAGATGCACTATGGCGACGATGAATCAATCGACTTTACTAGCGTCTACTTTATGACCATCTTATACAACGCTCTAAAAGCGTCCAACGAAATGGCCAAAGAGACCAAGGATCCTTTCGATAACTTCGAGAACTCAAAGTATGCATCGGGTGAGTTCTTTAGCAAGTACATCGGAGGTGGCTGGGGCCCTAAGACTGACAAGGTTAAAGGCATCTTTGACACTGCTGGAATTAAGATTCCAGGAGACTTTGAGTGGGTCGAACTACGCGCTTCGGTAATGGAGCACGGTATCTACAACCAGAACCTTCAGGCTGTTCCACCAACTGGATCGATTTCCTACATCAACAACTCAACAAGCTCGATTCACCCAATTGCGGCAAAGATTGAGATCCGTAAAGAGGGAAAGCTTGGACGCGTTTACTATCCAGCTCCGTTCCTGACTAACGACAACATGGAGTACTTCACTGATGCATACGAGATTGGGCCAGAGAAGACCATCGATGTCTATGCTGCTGCAACCGAGCACGTTGATCAGGGGCTCTCGTTGACCCTGTTCTTCAAGGACACCGCAACTACTAGAGATGTCAACCGAGCTCAGATTTACGCTTGGAAAAAAGGCATCAAGACTATTTATTACATTAGAATCAGACAAAATGCCCTAGAGGGGACTTCGGTCGATAACTGTGTAAGTTGCATGTTATGATGTAAGAATGACAAATATTGTATATGGAATAAGGCTACTAGGCTCTACTGAAGTTAGATATGTCGGGATGACAACATCTGGCATGAAGCGAAGGCTTCAACAGCATTTTACTGCAACAAAACGAGATAGGCCTTATCCCATATGCGATTGGTTGAGAAACCATGATCCCTCTCTCATTGAGATATTTGAGCTTGAGACGTGTGAGAACTACGAAGATTTAGAGATGCTGGAGGTTAAGTGGATGAGGAAACTTTTAGATGAGGGTAATAAACTTTTAAACCTTACAGAAGGAGGAAAAGGCCCGAGAGGTCACAAGTGGACTGACGAGCAAAGAGAGGCGCATAGCAAGAGAATGACTATAGTAAATAACCTGCCAGAGAAAAGACTTGCACCAAGAAATCAGAAAAAAGGCGTACCTATACACACTGACACTCAAAAAAAGAAATGGTCGGAGGATCGAGCTGGCTCAAAAACTGGAGCCAAAAATCCTAACTATGGAAAGTTTGGTGAAGAGCACCCCTCATACGGTCGAAAGCTCTCTGAAGAAACAAAGAAGAGACTTTCCGAAAACAGAATGGGGTCAAAAAACCCTAACTACGGCAAAGCCCCCTCCGAAGAGACAAGACAGAAAATATCTGAAGCCAGCAAGGGTAAGCCTAAGCCGTCAAGCGCGAGGAGTGCGCATACTAGGTATCACACAAATAAAGGTGTCGTTTCGGATACCTGTAAGCACTGTAAGGATGATGAATGAGGATAACTAGAGCAATAAACTGGAACAAGATCGAAGACCCGATTGATTTGGACGTCTGGAACCGACTTGTATCTAATTTTTGGGTGCCAGAGAAGATTGCAATCTCTAATGACTTGCCATCTTGGGGCACCTTGACTCCTGAAGAAAAGACTCTAACTATTAGAGTCTTCACTGGGCTGACTTTATTGGACACAATACAGGGCAGTGTAGGAGCTGTCAGCTTAATGCCAGACGCCAGAACTCCGCACGAAGAGGCTGTTTACTGCAATATCGCCTTTATAGAGCAGATTCACGCGAAGTCGTACTCAAGTATTTTCTCTACTCTCTGCTCTACCGCTGAGATTGATGAAGCATTCCGCTGGTCAGAGGAGAACCCTTACCTTCAGAAGAAGGCAGAAATTATTCTCAAGTATTACAAAGGTGATGACCCGCTAAAGCGCAAGGTAGCTTCCACTCTGCTGGAGAGCTTCTTGTTCTACTCTGGTTTCTACTTGCCGATGTACTGGTCCTCTAGAGCAAAGCTAACCAACACCGCTGACTTGATTAGGCTAATCATTCGTGACGAAGCCGTGCACGGTTACTACATTGGCTACAAGTATCAGCTTGGACTAGCAGAGCAGTCTGCTGAGCGTCAAGAAGAACTAAAGTCGTATACTTATGACCTTCTCATGGAATTGTACGAGAACGAAGTTAAGTACACTGCAGACCTCTATGACTCCAAGGGACTAACTGAGGATGTCAAGAAGTTCTTGCACTACAACGCAAACAAGGCCCTTATGAACTTGGGCTACGAAGCGTTGTTCCCTAAGGAAGTCTGTGATGTAAATCCAGCAATCCTTTCAGCTCTTAGCCCGAACGCTAACGAAAACCATGACTTTTTCTCGGGGTCTGGTTCTTCCTACGTGATTGCTAAGAATGAAGCGACAACTGACGATGATTGGAACTTCTAAGGAGGCGAAAATGGGTTGCGACTGCGAAGGCTGCGGATGCGGTACAAGTAAGTAAAAAGATAGGCCACCCTCCGGGGTGGCTTTTCTTTTGTATACTGTAACAATGCCAACTTATGAATACAAG